AGAAGTTTTGGAATTGGAAGAATCAGAGTCCGGAGGAGAGAACTCTGTTTCTGAACGGAACCATCGCAGAGGAAAGTTGGTTTGATGACGATGTTACACCACAGCTTTTCAAAGATGAACTGAATGCTGGGACAGGAAACATTACAGTGTGGATTAATTCTCCGGGTGGGGACTGCGTGGCGGCGGCTCAAATTTATAACATGCTTACCAACTACAACGGAAAGGTGACTGTGAAGATTGATGGCATTGCAGCCAGTGCAGCCTCTGTCATTGCGATGGCCGGCAGTGAAGTTTATATGTCTCCGGTATCCATGATGATGATTCATAATCCTGCAACCATTGCGTGGGGTGACCACACAGAGTTTGCCAAGGCAATCGAGATGCTTGATGAAGTGAAGGAGTCCATCATTAATGCTTATGTGTTAAAAACAGGACTTTCCAGAGCAAAACTCTCACACCTCATGGATTCGGAAACATGGATGAATGCCAACAAAGCAGTGGAACTTGGATTCGCAGATGGAATGATTACCAGAAATTCTACGGATGCAGATGATACTACTGTTCCTAGCGAGGATACGGTGGAGGCAGTGATGTTTTCCAGAAAAGCCGTAAACAACGCTTTGCAGAATAAGATGTCTGCCAAGTTTGGCAAGAAAAAAGAGACTGTGGTGCAGCAGTCTGAAATTCCTGCACCGGAAACCAGTGAGCGAAACGTGGATGCTCTGCTTGAGCGTCTTGATGTTATTAAAAACCATATTTAGGAGGAAACAACTATGACTATTTTAGAATTAAGAGAAAAGCGCAGTGCTGCGTGGGATGCTGCAAAGGCATTCTTAGAGTCTCACCGTACCAAGAAGGGTACTCTTAGTGCAGAAGATGATGCAACATACAACCGTATGGAAGAAGAAATCAATGCACTCAGCAATGAAATTAAACGTTTGGAACGTCAAGAGCAGATGGATGCAGAACTTAGCAAACCTGTGAATACTCCTCTTACATCCAAGCCGGGGGTGGTTAAGGATGAGGAAAAGAAAACGGGACGTGCATCCAATGAATATAAGAATGCTATGCTTGATGCGTTCCGTTCCAATTTCAAGCGTGTAAGTAATGTATTGCAGGAAGGTGTGGATGCCGATGGTGGCTATCTTGTACCGGAAGAGTACGATAAGAGACTCATTGATGTACTTGATGAAGAAAACATTATGAGAAGACTCGGTCACACCATTACTACAAGCGGGGAACACAAAATCAATATCGCAGCAACTAAACCAGCGGCATCCTGGATCGAAGAGGGTGGCGCTTTATCTTTTGGTGATGCTACTTTTGCACAGATTCTTATGGATGCACACAAATTGCACGTTGCCATTAAGGTAACGGAGGAACTGTTATATGATAATGCATTCGGTTTGGAGAACTACATTATTCAGCAGTTCGGTAAGGCACTGGCAAATGCAGAAGAAGATGCATTCCTTAACGGTGACGGTAAGGGCAAGCCTCTTGGTCTTTTTGCTACCGAAGGTGGTGGTACGGTTGCTAATACACTGACAGCAGCAATCAAGTCTGATGACCTTATCAGTCTTGTATATGCATTGAAGCGTCCGTACAGAAAGAAAGCATCTTTTATCATGAATGACAAGACCATTGCGGAAATCAGAAAACTGAAAGATAACAATGGAGCATATATCTGGCAGGAAAGCTACCAGACAGGAGAACCGGGCAGACTTTTAGGATACCCTGTTCATACTTCTGCGTTTGCACCTACCGACGCCATTGCATTTGGTGACTATAGTTACTATAACATTGGAGATAGAGGTAGCCGTTCCTTCTCTGAACTTCGTGAGTTGTTTGCTGGAAACGGTATGATTGGCTATGTTGCAAAAGAGCGTGTGGATGGTAAGTTAATCCTTCCCGAAGCAGTGCAGATTTTGAAACTGAAATCTACCACAACTACTTCATAGGAGGTAGCCCATGTTAGTGTCTCTTTCGGAGGCTAAGAGTTATTTGAGGGTGGACTCGTCAGATGATGACGAGTTCATCCAATCTTTAATTCTGACAGCCGAACAGTTAGTAACCGATGTCAGCAGATTGTCAGCAGATTATCTGCTAGTGCAGGGAAATGTAGTGAAGATTGCAGAATTGTATGCGATTGCCTATCTGTACGAGCATAGGGAAGAAGCCGACCATAAGGAGTTGATACTAACACTCAGGAATCTTTTGTTTGGTATCCGCAGGGAGGTGTTTTAAGTGAACATATCTGCTATGCGTATACGGATTACATTTCAGAAAAATGAAGCGGTAGAGGATGCCATTGGTAACCACACCAATGCGTGGACGGATTATTTTTCCTGTTATGCCACTGCGGTAGAAAAGGAAAGCGGGGAAGAAGAGAGTGCCGGGCAGACGGTTGTGGAACAGCGTATGGATTTTACAGTACGTTATTGTTCAGAGTTATCTAGCATTGTTCCCGACAAGTTCCGTATCATTTATAAGGATAGAATCTACAATATTCTTTCTGTCAGTGATATGGCATTCAAAAAGAAAAGCCTAAAAATGCATACGAAACTGCAAAGGAGGTAATTCATGAGCGGACAAAACGTGTCTATTGAAGACCTACCGATGGTGGTTAAAAAAAGTCTTGAGGAATACTGTGATTTTGCTGCCGATGAAGTAAAGCAGATAGTACAGGAAGTCAGTGAGTATGTTAAGGCAGAGATTAAGGAAAACGCACCTGTGGATACTGGAGAGTACCAGAAAAGCTGGAGGGTAAAAAAAGAGAAGGAAACAGCAACGTCCTTGTCTATGGTGGTACATTCAGAAAAGCACTACCGTTTGACACACCTTTTGGAAAAAGGTCATGCAAAACGTGGTGGTGGCAGGGTAGAAGCACAGGTGCATATTGCTCCGGCAGAGAAAAATGCGGAGAAGATGATAGTGGATAAAGTCGAGAGGAGACTGAAAGCATGACAAAGGCAGAAGTACCACAGATGTTAAAAGAAATAGGACTTCCGTTTGCTTATGATCATTTTGCTGAAGGGGAAAACGTAGATACTCCTTTTTTAGTATATCTATATCCACAGGCAACAAACTTCTCAGCAGATGGGATTGCCTATTATAAAAAAGACCGTTTATCCATTGAGGTGTATACGGACAAAAAAGATATCCAGTTAGAAGAAAGGGTGGAGGCTGTGCTTGATAAGTACGGCTTTTTTTATTCTAAATCGGAAACATGGATAAGTAGCGAAAAATTATATGAAGTTCTTTATGAAACGGAGGTATAACGATGAAGAAGAACAAAGTAAAGTATAACATTTGCAATGTGCATTATGCAGTCATTGCAAAGGCAGAGGATGGGACTGTCACCTTCGGTATTCCGGTAGCCATTCCCGGTGCGGTATCCATCAGTTTAGACCCTAAAGGAGAACCTGAGAGTTTCTATGCGGATGGCGTGGAATATTATGTTATCAACAATAACCAAGGTTATGACGGTGACCTTGAGGTGGCTCTTATTCCGGAGTCTTTTAGACAGGATGTGCTTTTGGAAACAGCAGATGCAAACAATGTCCTTGTGGAGAATTCCAACTCCCAGACTGGTAGTTTTGCACTGTTGTTTGAATTTGATGGTGACATTAGAAAGATTCGTCACGTCATGTATAACTGTAGTGCATCACGTCCTTCTATTTCCGGTAAGACTAATGAGGAAGGCAAGGAAGTGCAGACAGAGACACTGACCATTAAGTCTAGACCTCTTGCAAATGGTCTTGTGAAAGCAAAGACTGGAAATAGTACTACCGACAGCGTTTATGCAGATTGGTATAAAAAAGTGTATGTGCCGGGAGAGACTACGGAGGAAGAGGAATCCGAAACGGATACAGAACCGGAAGATGTAACAGAACCTGAGACAGAGGTTACTGAGGGCGAGAATCCGGATGATGCCGGAGAAGAAAGTGTAGGTTAAGCATATGGGAATGACAAGAAATATTACAATTGATGAGAAAAAGGTGGCATTCAAAGCGAGTGCCGCCATTCCTCGTATTTACCGTTTGAAATTTGGCAGGGATATTTACAGGGATCTTGCTGCATTGGAAAAGAATGTAGGGGAGAATGAGGAAGGAAAATCCAACCTTGATTTGGTCAGCCTTGAGATGTTCGAAAATATCGCATACATCATGGCCAAACACGCAGACCCTAGCATTCCGAATACACCGGAAGAGTGGTTGGATGAATTTAATACATTCTCCATTTATCAGATTTTGCCACAGTTAATTGACTTGTGGGGACTGAACGTGCAGACAGATGCAGAAGCTAAAAAAAAATTCGACCAACTGAAAGGGTAATGACCACACCGTTGTTTTTACTTCGGTGTTTACAAATCGGACTTTCCCTACGGGATTTGGATTTACTTACCGTAGGGATGGTCAACGATATCTTTGTGGAGCATATGAATGACGATTGCAATTATGCAACATTAGCCACACAAGAAGATTTTGATAGATTTTAGGAAAAATCACTGAGAATTCTTTTAATGAATTTTTCCATATATTCATTGGCAAGTGACATGGCTTTCATGTCATCGCATGGCTTTTCAAATTGAATGATGTTAACGGGTGGACGCATCATGCTTTGGGTCATATCAGCAGAATAGGAACGAATGCCCATAGACAGCCACCAATATGCATCATATTCTTTTAGGATAATTCGTAAGTCACCAATTTCTGTTATGTAGCCACCGCTTCTTTGTTTTTCCCAAGTAATCATAGAAATACCTCTTTTCTTTTGTTGCTTACATCATAGTATAGAATGCAGGAAAAACATAGTTGTTTTTGTTATTGGTTTTTGTAGGAAATTGTTGGTTTTTGTATAGAGAGTTGAAGGAGTCGTAGCTGACTCCTTTTTTTGTGCCGTGAACGGAGGTGGAATAAGTGGCTTCTAAAAGAATACAAGGTATCACGGTAGAGATTGGTGGCGATACTTCGAAGCTGACTGCCGCCTTGCGAGATGTGGATAAGTCCTTATCCACCACACAGGGAAATCTACGTGATGTAAATAAATTATTGAAACTTGACCCCGGTAATACAGAATTACTTGCACAGAAGCATAGATTGCTAGGCGATGCAGTCAAGGAAACAAAAGAGAGATTGGAAACCTTAAAGACTGCAGCACAACAGGTAAATGAACAGTTGGCAAAGGGCGAGATTTCACAGAATCAGTATGATGCCTTAAAAAGGGAGATTATTGAAACAGAGGAAAAACTGAAAAGTCTGGAGAACCAAGCCAATCAGTCCTCGGTTGCAATTCAGAAGATAGGACTAGCAGGAAGTAATTTACAGTCATTAGGAAATTCTATTTCAAACGTTGGTAATTCACTTATGCCGATATCCGCAACTGTGACGGGTATTGGTGTAGCAGGACTTAAGGTTGCAACTGATTTTGAAAAGGCTATGTCGGGGGTACAGGCTATCACAGGAGCAACGGGCGAGGAGTTAGAAGCCTTAAGGAATACAGCTATTGACCTTGGTGCAACCACTGCCTTTTCTTCTGGAGAAGTAGCTGAAGCTATGACTGAGATGGCAAAAGCCGGATGGACTACCACACAGATTATTGATGGTATGGCAGGTGTCCTTGATGCTACAGCTGCATCTGGAGAATCTTTAGGTTCTGTAGCAACGATTGTAGCTGATGCTATTACTGGATTTGGTTTACAAGCAAAAGACTCCGCAAGAGTAGCAGATCTTTTAACGCAGGCGGCTAACTCCGGAACAATCGGTATTGCTGATTTGGGAGAGTCTTATAAGTATGTGGCACCGCTTGCTCAGTCGATGGGGCTTTCTATTGAAGATGTGACTACGGCTTTATCTGCTATGTCTATGGCGGGTATTAAAGGTTCACAGGCAGGTACAGCACTTCGTACTGTGCTTACCAACATGACCAAGCCTACGGACACCATAGCCAATGCCATGTCTGACCTTGGGATTGTGATTACAAATAATGACGGCAGTTTCAAATCCTTAAATGAAATTGTGGATATGATGAGAGGCAGTTTTTCAGGCCTGACCGATGACCAGAAAGCCTACTATGCAACCGCTCTTGCAGGAAAAGAAGGTA